CCCCAGAGTAAGGAACACTACTCTTTGCTGCCGTGCCCAGGACCAAGGCAAAGAAAGGAAATGGTGCACCAAAGGTCCACCGGATGTGCGCCGGTTTGGTGCCAGGAAGGAAAGTCTAGTCGCGAGTCTGAGTGTCAATTTCTGCGGAGACCACCCGCTTCATCAGCTTCCTGTCCGACACTGATGTATTAACGGTAAGGTGGCAAACGACGTGCATAGTTCTCGTTCCGCGTTCTGGGGCGTGGTCTCGAACGGGTACCTTGTGGGCGCGGCCGCATACGTGACGCGCGCGGGGCCCGATTAGGGTACTTAATGGTAGGTTGCATATCAGCAACAATTCCGGAGGCCTGCCCAGACGTGGCTTTTGGTGTTGTGGAGTTCTTTTTAACGGATGCCTTAACAACTGATTTTGAACCTGAGGCGAAGGCTTCATAGACACCAGCAACTGCTGAGCCGAGCAAAGGATTAACAGCTCCAGCAACGCGGGTGATAACATCCCTATAGCGTAGCAATCGATCCAAGATTTTACGATGCAGGCTATTCGGAAAGAAGAAGCCAGTACCAGCCATGATTACTTGTGCCTGATGAAGTAACTCTAGAGGCATAGGAGAAATGGCTATAGGAAAAAGAGCGGTGCTGTTACGGAACTCCAAGTGCCAGTCGGCATTGACGGCCAAAGCAGTAGGAGTGGTAACGTCACTGTCAGTGAAAAAGCCAACATTAACCGAAGCCGTGTTATCCAAACGATAAACAGGCACAGTGCCATTGCTAAAGGATAGCACATGGTAATCAAAGTACTCTGCCAAGTCAGTAGACGGTGGCACATAAGTATACGTACCAGTTTCGAGGGGCAAGTAAGCCTTTTCCAATGGGCTCAAAGTAGAAACTACACCCAAAGGAATTATAAAGCCACTAGCGTAGGATGGATTAACATGGCCCCACAAAACAGTGCCCTCTTTGTTGAGCACCTTAGAAACATTGGTGAATAACGCGGAAACAGCAGTTGTACGCGTTGCTTGCCAAGGTATCGGAGAGTGCTGAAAGTTTATTGGATCGGCTAAAGGAAGAAAACCAGGATAGTAGACAGTCGCGGGATGACCAACAAATTGAACAATACCAGGCTGAGAGACAGCGGGAGTAAAGACCATTGATACAGGGTCAACATTGGCCACCGCTACATAGATGGAAGGCGCGAGTGAAGTGATGGTAAAAGTGGCAGGAGCTTTAATGTCAAAGGTGACAGAAATAGGCCTGAACCACCAATTAGCATTGCTAAGAGAAACAACAACAGCGGCTGAACGAGCACCCGCTGGAATGGTCCCATTTCCAGTGGAATTGAGAAAAGTTTCGCCAGGCGCATTCCAGGTCTCCCAGGCAACTGTAAATTTGATTTCATCCCCAACAGGAACAACTTGGCCAAAATCAACAATAAATTGAATAGTCCAATCTTTCGGGGCATACATGAACTCAACACCATTAGTGTTGGCGGTACGATCAACACCAAAGATAGGCTGTGTGTTATTATTGGTGGACCAGCTGGCAGCACCAATATCGCCGCCTGAGGCCGCGCGATTATTGATGCCCCAACCATTCAAGCCGGCAGCCACTTGAAATTGGACGAGTTCAGAAGAGACATTGATAGAAAGATTGAGACCAACGCCCTCTAGGCGCCATTTGGCCCAGTTGATTTGACGATTGATTTGGCTTTCGGCGGACCACTTGTCAACCCACACTGGCCAGGCAGCTTGCCTAGCAACCATAACACGGTTAGTTGTGTAGGGTAAGGTCCAAGGTACAGCCTCATTAAAATTGAGAACAGAAGTGCGTTCCAAAGCAGGGTAGGAGGGCAGCCGAATGGGCTGGGACCTGCCAGGCTGTGTAAGCGTTTGAAGAACAGTGTTCATTTGTGTCTGGTCTGGAGAATTGATCACATCTCATCCTTTGTGCAGATTTGGGTGATAGCTGGATGATCCAGCACAAAGGGATACACCGGAATCCCACGGACGTAATTAATGGCTGAGTGAATTTCATTCACGTGCAAGCCGTACCCCTCAGCAATGTAGAGAATCACTTGCTGTGTGTAGTCAGGGGTGTGTTCCATTACAGTCCATGGTCTGTGAACATCGGTAACAACAGGTGTGATCTTCCGGCTACCATGATAGGCCATATAGTGGTGTGAAAGGTCGGACAAGATTGGAACAATACGCTGGGTCAATGAGTTTTGCTGCATAACTCCAGCCATCCATGCTTCCTGATCACCACTTTGAGGATCCACACGCCAGCCTAGCTTCCATATGGCTCTACCGATGGTCTTTGCAAAATACCACCGGTCAGCTGGGTATGGCCTCATGCCCAAATAAACGAAATCAAAGGGGTTGTCAGAGACCTTCATCTTTTGAGCTCCGGCGTCGAAACCAAACTGAGAGATGGCAAACGACGTGCGCTCTTGAAAGCAATTGACATCATCTGGCGTGATAGGAAGTAACACGAGAGAGTCATCACCGCAAACAGAAATGCGGAGATTCTGCTGCCCCCAATGAACATGTTCGATGGTGAGTTCGGTTAGAGGTACCTGAAAATAGGCGTGAAGAAGGGACAAGAACATTACGTTTCCATTGATCATAGCGTTGGCAAGGGCGGTGTCATCTCGACCACTGGCATTCATTGTGTAGGCCTCGTAGGCGATTGACCACCCCTGACCGTTGATACGGCCGCGTGGTTGCCGCCAGGCTTTCATGACCGAAGCAAAGCGGCAATCCTCATCATACAAACCCCAACGACGATAGCAGGATTCAATCCAGTCCCAAGAGAGGTCACTGTGGCAGGAGTCATACATTGAGTAATCACACATCAACGCAAACATCCCGATGACATAATTTTCATTGAACCACTTGTTTAAAACCTCGCTTGAAACAGCTGCATAGAAGATCCAGCACTGGTAATTCCAGATATCCTTAAGCTGGCGGCTAGCAGGACGAAGGAGCCTGCCAGCAATCAAGTGTGTCATTATATGGGGCCCATTGATGAGGCGATCAACGATGGTTTCGCACAATGCAAGGTAACTGTCGTGCTGTTCAGAACAAAAGAGCTTCTCTGTTTTAGGAAATGCGGTGAACATTGTCCAATCGGATGACCAAACAATTGAGAGAAAAGTTGGCAAAGCTTTGAAGTAGGCGCGCTTTTGACGTGGCGGGGAGTCATTGATCCAATCAATCAGCTCATCGAACTGGATTGACCAATCCCCCACCCTCATGATGTCCTCGGAGAAACGCCCGAGAACTTCCCACGCTTCCTTTTGGGGCTCATGTTTTGGCCTCCTGAATGCTCGACACAAAAGAGCCTTCAAGGCATTATAGACGCAGGCCCGGCCAACGTAAGGGGTTGCTCCGGCAACATGTGGCCCGACAAGCAACAAACGTTGGACGTTCTTGGTCCAGCTCTCTGAAAAGGACTCAATCATATCAGGCATGAACCCCTTTGCCTTCTCGCCGCGCTCACTGACAGTTATCCTGTGCACAATTTTCTTTCCCTTCTTGTATTTTAGCTCGCGAAAATCACAGTATTTCTCGGGAGTCGGGGGGAGGAGCTGGCCATTTATCGCAACGGCTCCACAAGGCCCCCCACTGGGTGAGTAGTTTTGTTGTACATCACTCCCCCGGCCGCTGACGTGACCCTTAAGCCTAAGGGAAGCCTTACACACCGGGCACATCCGGTTGGGCCACCGCACCCCGTGCGGTCTGGTACTGGAACATGACCAGCACACGTCTTTCCCTCGGCCTTGTCAGGCCAAGCCATACGCCGGGTAGCGACCACCCCTGGCCGCCTGCAAAGCCTCAATCTGTACCAGTTTCCTCAACTGCGCACAGGGGTTGGCCTGCATGTCTGTCTCCTTGATGGCTGCCTGCATGTGCAATCTGAGGCACGCAACATGCTGTTCAGGGCTGGCACGGATCACCGCCTCGTAGCGCAGCCTGATGGTAGCACTGTCAGTAGACGACTGCAAGGTCATCACCTCATCCTCCCAACTGGTGCCGCGTGGTAGAACTGCCGGGCGGACCCCGGTCAATTCCCACCCGGCACTGACCAGTTTGTGTTGAATGTTGAACGTTCCAATAGCGGCAGCACTGTCATTCTCAAACATACGCATCTGCCACTGTATATCCGCATATTCAACAACTCTCAACTCTCCAAGCTTGAAACGCCTTCTTTTACAAAAGATGTGGGTTACACGGGTCAGGTCCCAATCACCATGAAGAAACATTGCAGGGTTAACCGGGTCGACCTCCCCAACTCTGGAGACCAGCATGTCTCCGGGGCGCAACTTCATCTCTGTGCATGTTTGCCAGTAGATGGAAATGCTGCCAGGTTTAGTCACACCGGTACTCAGGTTTTCACCTGGTCCGGCGGATCCAAGAGAGCGGAGGAAAATACGTTTAAGTCTGCCGGGCAAACTTGACTGGGCCGTAGCCCAGACACTGGACATGCCTTTGTCTGCACCAGGACAGACCCAAATGTATGGTCGATCGGAAAAATCACCGGGAAGTGGATTGGGGCCAACGTACATGCCAATGGCTGGAACATCAGGTCTGACAAAAGGAAAAGATTTGGGAAATTGATACGTCCACTCTAGTTCAGCATGCCTGGCACCGGTGCGTGGCTGAACCACGTCACACGGGGCCGGAGCTGCATTGGTTAGCGAAAGCGAAGGCTGTGGTGACAATTGATCATCTTGAGATGGGGCATTCTTGTCGCCCTGGCTGGGTACAGGTTCAACAATCAGCTCATCAGGAATGGGTAACCCGAAGGCTGGAGCCCCAAGAAGAAACGCTTGAAAAGTATCATGGTCTGATTGTTTTGGTGCTGTGCTTGACACGGCGGCCGCACCGCAAACGCCGTGGGGGCCATCAACCGGTGGCCCCAGCAACGCCTCGTTGGCCTCAGCCTGTGAATCCACCAGTCGGTCATTCGTCGGTGTATCACCAGGGGTCGAGCGAACGCTGGCTGGTGGCCTCGAACGCACCAGCCGATCCAATCGAAAATCAGTCGCCAAGAGACCGCCAAGGAGTTGATGCAAACGCGCAATTACTTCGTACTCAATCATTGTCGTGCTTGAAGAGGAGGGGGAAGACGAGAGGCCAGTGCGTGTGGTGCTGCAGGCCGATTAAGCACCTGGCGTTAGACCACACAACTCCGCCCGCTGGCGAACCAGAGGGAATACAGTGAATTGGGTTCCCAACCCCACAGCTACCGCTGGGCCTCACTCCACGGCGGCAGCACTAGGCAGCGGCCGTGCAAAC